TGGCTGGTACTGATCTCCAGCTTGGGAGGATTGTTCCCTTTCAACAGCCGTGACCGCTCACGTACACAGCCTACGCATTCACCAACACGGCTGAAGACTCTGGTTATGTTTATCCAGTTCGGATTAGACCGACAATTTAATCCTCATGCGTGTTGGTTGTTGTTGGCGGTCTTCAGGAGACTCGTTTAATGCTTGGACCTTCAGCTCAAGCACCAACACGGCAAGCGCCTCCTTTTGTACAACACCCCGTGGCTGGCCATGTCACAGCCCTTTGGACTCAGGATGCTGCTGGGCGTCCCCCAGAAGCGCTTAGCGTGTTGGTGGCCAGTTACGCCGGCCAGTCGGTCAACTCGGGCACCGAGAGAGGAAAGAACCCATTGACTGATGCGGTTAGACGGGCAGAGCAGAACAAACGCCCACCCCGCTTACACCATCACCTAACTCCACAGGGCGGTCTGAATATATCAGAAAAAGACGGGGCATATTGCAGCCCCGTTTAACCCAACTGAAAGGAGAACGACAACCCTGAAGCTGTCCCCTCAATCATATATCAAACAACCTGCGCCGCCAAAACTCAGCCAGCAGTAAGGCCTCTGCCCGCCCATTGTCCTTCTTGCGCGCCAGCGGAGCGTTCGGCCACAACTCCCTCGCCATGGCCAAGCTGTCATCCTTGTCCGAAGTCAGCCCCATTTCCTTCTTCCACTCACGCGGCGACACCAGATGCCAAGGGCAATCAAACCGCTCGGCCAATGCAATGGCAGCACCAAACGACATCCCAAACTTGAAAGATGAAACAACCCCCTGGCCCGGCATGCTGTGGACCGATTCAACAATGACTTCACAGTCTTGCTTGTCACGTGCGAGACAGATCTCACCCCAAATCTTTGTTGATTCCAAATGCTTATCTGTGTGGTGCATATCACCACAAGCGTGGTAATTTCCATTGTGAGTGATGGCTCCCCATGCGCCCGAGAACCCCGGATCAATACCAAATATCAGCATCTCTCTCTCCTTTTTTGAATTTATATGATATCAGGTGTTGCGGCTTGCAATATATGTGGTACATTACTCTCCCGACTAACTGATACATGGAGAGAAGATGGAAAAAGCAAAGATGTATCAAGATCTAAGTAATGCGCAGGAGCTGGCATCTAAGATCATTGATCACGTACAGAAATCCATGGGTGACAAGCCCGGCGTAACAGAAGAAGAAGCAGACCTAATTCGAGCGGCACTGTGCATTGCCTACTCGTCATTTTGCTCGATGACCGAAACCAGTTTGCACGAGACTCTTGAAATGGTTATGACCGTTTACAAGAACACTGTTGTTTTGGGAGGCGAAGATGAACAAATGCCCTGACTGCGGCGCAATAGCCCCAGACGATTACCACACCTGCATTGAGTACGAGCGCAACAGAGCCAATGATTTGCAACAGCAGATTGAAGTTCTCAGCATTGAGCTGCAATTGCTTCGCAACCGAATAACCGAACTTGAGCAACACGCCGCAGGGCGTACACCTTGGAGAGCAGAATGAAACTTGCAATACACCCACACAGAAGCGACGTCTTAACGGTTACGTTAGACGAATTGAAGCGCATTGAAAATGGCGAAGAATTAACAGTCAGTGCATTGATAGTCCGACTGGAAAAGCCAGACACGGTTGTTTACCCATCAATGGCCACAAGCTATAAAGGCAACCAAAAACACGATTGGTTCATCGAAGATAAATTAAAACTTGTTTTTGATGGAAAAACAGGTGAATTGAAATCTGCAGAGGTAATTTAATGCAACTAACCAACAAACACAACTTGCCTGATACGTTTGTCAACGTCATCAAGCGCCCGACCTATAGCAAAGGTAAGGCCAATCTGTCCATCACTGAAATGATTGACAGCCCTCGCGTGGTTAACCTCAAGCGCAAGCATTGGGATGACATTGAAGTCGATGCCAGTGAGATGGTTTGGTCACTGTTTGGCTCCGCCGTCCACGGCATCTTGGAGCACGGCAAAGGCAGCAATCACATCGTTGAAGAGCGCATGCACGTAGTCTTTGACGGCTGGCATATCTCCGGCGCAATTGATCTGCAAGAAGTCTACGAAGACGGCATCATCATCAAGGACTACAAAGTCACCGGCGCATGGTCTGTGCGCAACGAGAAGCAGGCTTGGCATGAGCAATTGAACCTGTACGCATGGTTGGTACAAAGCGCCAAACAAAAGCCCGTCAAAGGCCTGCAAATCGTTGCCATCATCCGTGACTGGTCTGCCCGCGAAGCCAGCATCAAGCCCGACTACCCGCAGGCTCCCATTGTGGTGATCGACATCCCGCTGTGGACGCCCGAGAAACAGTTGGAGTTTGTTGAGCAGCGTATCAACGTCCATGCAGAAGGCTACTTTGAGTCTGATGTTGGCGGCGAGCTGCCCGAATGCACAGAAGATGAGATGTGGGAAAAGCCCACCATGTACGCCGTCAAGAAAGTTGGCGGTGTGCGCGCAAAGAGTGTGCACATATCAGAAGAAGATGCGAAAGCAAATCTTCCACCCAAAGACTACGTCATCGAGGTTCGCCACGGTGAACGTACCCGTTGCAAATCCTATTGTCAGGTAGCGGGATTTTGCAGCCAATACAAACGCTACTTGGCAGAAAACCCACAGGAGTAAACATGAGAGAGTTTTTAGGAATCCCTGCTGCAATCATTGCTGCGCTTGCGTTAATAGTCGGCCTATCGTTCTTAGGGTACGAGATGTCCAGCTACTTTGCACCGAAGTACCGCGCCTTGGACAACAAGGTGTTCAAGGAGTCTGAGCAGTACAACGACGGCATGGTGCGTGACTTGGAAGACCTCCAGTTGCANTACATCAATGCTGACGCTGAACACAAAGACGCTTTGCGTGCCATCGTGTTGCACCGCTTCTCGGTGTATCCCGAAGACCGTATGCCAGCCAACCTGCGTAACTTTTACAACGACTTGAGGAGCGGAAAATGAACTACACCCACCTTGCAATTGCCTGCCTGATCATGAGCCTGACGGCTTGCGGGAGGATGGAACAAAGCAGCAGCGAGATTGAGCGCGGCAAACAAGAAGAGCTTTCCAAAATGGCTGTGAAATCTGTTGGCATGCCTGCCATCACAAACTTTGCAGAGAAGCGCATGATGAAAGACATCTTGGAGCTGCGTGATCGCAACGTAGCCACCACCACCTACATCGTGGACATGAACGGCAAAACGCATAAAGTGTGTGATTCTGTTGGATTTGGTTTGCCATACGCTACTCAGTACACAAACCCTCAGATGCCTCAACAGCCATTTGGAGGCAATATGTATGTGCTTCCACAAGCCGATCCAAACGGTCTGTATAGCCCCGCCAGCGCAGACGGTACTTGGGTTCAATGCGTTGACCCCAAAACCAAAAAAGCAACAGTGGTTTACATCGAACCACGCATCATCGTTTCACCCTTCCCACTTGGAGAATAAATCATGGCATCACGCATTTACGTTGTCGGAGGACCGCAAGGCATTCGCTTGGTCAACGCAACCACCCGCTCACAAGCCATTGCGCATGTGGCCAACACCACCATCAAGGCTCACGTGGCCAGCCAACAAGACTTGGTTGACCTCTTGACCAAAGGTTTGAGCGTGGAGCAATACAAACCCGCCAACATGGAACTTGACTTAGGAGAATGACATGACGCAAGTTGAAACAATCGCATTGCAAAGAGCATTGGTGCTGTTGAATTCTATAAATGTTCAATATGCCATCATTGATTCAGATGGAAAAAAATATGGGACGTTGGAATTGGCTACGCCAAAAGCTCGTCAGCGTGCTGAGAGTGAATTTCCTGTGGGCGAACTTCGAACATATATTCGACCCTTTGTTGAAAACCTTGAAATAGGCGGCATGGTTGATTTACCAGCATCAAAATTCAAAATTGAAAAAGTTCAATCTGGTGTAGGTTCTTGGTTCAACCAAAAGAACGGTAAAGGTAGCGCTATAACGTCTATAAACCGTGACAAAAATGTTGTTGAAGTTTTGCGTGTTTTTTAAGGAGAAACAGAATGACAATTAACATCACACTAACAAAAGCAGAGCTTCTCTTCATGCGTGAAGCAATGAGCGAAAAATTCAATTCTTGGATGGAAGAGTTGGACGACGCCGAGAAAGAGCACGACGCAGCTCCTGCATTTTCTTTGAATGCACAACAAGTTCAAGCCATGAAAGACGTTGGTGTTTGGGATGACCCAATCGAACGC